TCCGATAACATGACGGGTGTTCCATAAGTTTCTTCTCCTGTGTTTGGTGCTTCTGTAATAGGAGCATAAAATAATCTATCTAATCCGATTGTTGCCATGTTTATTTCCTCCTGTTTCGTAGGCTTTTGCCACATCAATGTTGTAGTGGTGATAGCCGTTATCTTTTTCATGTCCAATATACTGTCGGCTCGTAACCGTAATATCAGTACGAGAAAGAGCGTTTAACAATTGCCTCCTTCTCACAATGTAATTCCCCTTAGAAAAGAGAGATATTCTAACTTCTTGACTCTCCATAAAGGGTTTGTCATCTGCGAAAAATTCCTGCTCTGTCATGGGAGTAAATACAAGATATTCCTCTGGAGGAGTATCAGAAAAAACTCCAGTCTCTACTGGAAGAATCCTTGATAGGCAAATATTCAACTCATCTAGAATGTTCATAGTCTTTCTATCTCCCTTTCAAAAACTTTCTCCATCACTTCAGTTACAGATTTCTTACTCTTCGTTCTAGCAGGTGTCAAGAAAGGTCTTGGTGGTTGTCCCTGTCTACCATGCTCAAGGATATTTGCAACTTTAGCATTAGTGACATTACCTGGTCTTGATTCACGAAATCCAATCTTGGTATCCCAGATACCTTTGCTATTTAAAAGTGGTGGAGAGGATCCAAGGGAGCACTCTAATTCTCCAGTTGATCGACTCTTCCTTGTAGTGTTTTTTCCAATCACTGCGACTAGGCTACTCCTCACATGACGAACGGCTTCCTCTCCACCTGCCTCTAGCATATTTTTGATAATGGCTTCAGACCTGCCTTGCAGAACTACTAGCTTTTTCTCCATCTCAGTTGGTAGTGTAATTTGCACTTTTGCCATTACTTCATTGTTCCCTCTCTTTTAATTGCCAACACTTCTAGATACATTCCTCGGCCTCGCACATCTTCCACACTTACTATCTGATATCTACCTGAATCACAGAGAATTTGATGCTTAGTTGATACAGTAACTTTGGGGATAGTCCTAAATCTAAAGAGAGATGTGGCTTCTGAAAATGCTGCCATATTCGCCCACCTTTGATTTCCGTGACGTTCTTCTTTATAAGCACGCACTTTAGCTATAACTTTTTCTTTAGAAGATGAAAATGCAGAACTATCCTTTACCGTTTCCATCTCTACAATCCTGATTCGAGTATTCATTTTTCCAAAAGACATAGACTATACTCCCCATACTCTGTCCAAGCGAAGTAACGAATGTACAGTATCCCACACCTGACGACTAGCCATGATATTATCATTGAAGAAGCCTGCAGTAGAGCCATCTCTACTTTCATAAAGATGGCTTGCAAGCATAATAATAGCCTGCTCAGTTGTGGCAGGCATCTGGTGTTCCTTATTTGAGTAATATCCATCTGGCAAATGTTGGTAGCTTTCGGCATAGCTTATCCCAGTTATAGCATGACGAAGAATCAGCTCGTCATCTTCGTTGTGGGATAAAATAAGATTCTGCTTGATCTTTCGCATCAACTTTCTTTGTAATTCTGTTGGCTTCATAATGTTCTAGCTCCCGGTTTTCGCTCCCACTTTAAGTAACTGAACTCCTTCTGCCCTCACCATCTTGCCATCAACACGGCCAGTGGCAATGAATCCTACCTGACCATTTCCAGCATAAAGCTCATTTAACCTTTGAACTGTGCGACCCATGCGATCAGCAATCCAATAGTTCTTAAAGTCACCAAAAGCAACTGGTAGAGAATTGGCCGCAACTTCTGGAGCATAAGGGCTAGTATAAATTGGATAACCTAGTAATCTATCAGGTTCTCCAGCCTGTACATTCGGTTGCCACAGATAAGCACCAGTAGAGTCCTTTAGCTTACGAATAGCTGAAATAGTAGAATCATTCATCAAAAATCCAGCACCTTTACGGTATGGACTTTTCAAGGAATAGATTAAGTCGATGAGACAGTCTGTGCTAATTGTAGCATTAATTTTGGCTCCAATAGATCCACCTTGCTCGGTAAATATCCCTGTTGGTTGCCCTGTTCCTTTGCCAATACAAAAGGCTTCTTCCTCTGCTACTGCAAAAGCTCTGGCAATTTCTTCTGCAATATATTCTTCCAGATTGAACATGGAATCTTGCATTAGCTCCAAACTCACCTTTACAAGTGTTGTTAACTTATAAGCATCAATCGTCTTTTGGGCGAATGTCGGATTGCTCTCTTTGTAAGGAGCATTTTCTGGTGTCCACTGTGCAACAGAGTGAGTCGCAGCCACCGGTATTTTTCTCTCAGAAGATGTGGAAATCGTCTTGGCAATAGCACGAATCACATTGTTTTCTTCCAAACCTTGAATAATTCTCTTTTCAAACTCCAACGGAACAAGATAGCCGCCATCAGCATCAGGAGAGGTACTTAGCACATTGTTTTGTGGTAACTTACCTCGAAGGATATTTCCAAAATCGGCTTGATATTCAGCAGAAGCTCTGCCTGTTTTATCCTCTGACCGGTCGGGTTTGTTGGTAATAGGAGTAGATGTTGCTTTACTCATCTCAAGGTCATATGCTTGTTGCCTTTCCAACCTTGAGATTTCTTTTCCAAGTGCTACCATATCGGCTTCCATCTTGTCATACTCAGCTGAAGCTTCTGGGGAAACTAATCCATCTTCTCCCCTTTTACTATCTAGAAACTCTTTTGCTGTATTCCAGATACGATTTCGTTTTTCTCGTAATTCTAGTATTTTACTCATTCTAATAGTCCTCCATAAATTAATGTGAAATTAAATTGAGCCGATCCATTAAGGAATCGGCAGATACACTTTGCTTTGTTTGTGTAGCTCTTCTACTGCTTACTTTATCTAGCAGAGAATTTGTTATTGCTTGACGGCTAAAGGCGTAGGTGGTATCAGATACTTCTCTTTTCTTATCCTTCAAAATCCCATCACAGAAGCCTAGCTCCACTGCTTTTTTGCAGTTCATCCATGTTTCTGCATCCATAAGGTCAGATAGCTTCTTTCTCGGTTGACCAGTCTTAATTTCATAGGCATTGATGATACTTTCCTTTACCTCTGACAGCATATCGATTGCTTTTTTCATTTCTTTACTATCCCCGATTGCTACAGTAAGTGGATTATGAATCATCATAAGTGCAGTGGGTGCCATGTAAACCTCTGTCCCAGCCATAGCGATAACACTTCCTGCTGATGCTGCAAGACCATCAATTTTCACTGTAATGTTGCCCTCATATTCCATTAACATGGAATAAATTTGACTAGCAGCAACACAATCACCACCAGGAGAGTTAATCCATATGGTGATATCACCTTCACACTCCTCTAACTCCTCTCTAAACATTTCAGGAGTAATATCATCATCCCACCAAGTTTCCTCTGCAATGACACCATCAAAATATAATGTGTCTCCATTCTTAGTGTCACCTCTGACCCAGTTCCAAAATTTGTTTACGTCCTTCTTCATCACTCTTCATCCTCACTTTCTTCTTGTTCTTCATAAGTGGGATAGTTCTTTCCATAGGCTGCTCCCACATTTTTCAGCTTGACCATATTTCCATTTACAAAGTACAAATTCCCTCCTTCTTCTTCAGGTATTAAATTCATATCTTCCAAGCCACGTATATCATTTGGTGACATGAATCCATTTTGGATTCCAATAGAATATCCCTTCATGCGACTTTGATAATCACCACGAAGTAAACCGTCTAAGTTAAAACGAATGGACAATCTTCTTTTCTCGGCTGGCAAAAGCAACGCTTGTTGAAGGGATTGCTCCCAGCGAACTATCCATGGATCCAAGGTGTACTTCACAAACTCCAATGATTGTTGTTCTATATTAGAAAAGCTCGACTTCTCAAGGTCACCAACCATGTGTGGTGGAACTCTGAAAATTCGAGCTATTTCATTAATTTGAAATTTTCTTGTTTGTAAGAACTGTGCTTGCTCTGGTGGAATGGATAATGGTTTAAATTTGAGTCCTTCTTCCAAGACCGCTACCTTATGCGAATTCGCACCAGAAAACTGACTTTGCCAACCTTCCCTTAATCGGTTCTGATCCTTAATTACCCCTGGATGTTCCAACACACCCCCAGGATTCGCCCCATTTGCAAAGAATATGGCACCATACTCCTCTGTGGCCAATGCCATACCGATAGCATTTTTTGCCATAGCGATTGGAGAGTATCCTATCAACCCATCAAATCCAAGACCAGGGATATGCAAAATCTCATCACGACCAAGTATTCTCTGTCCATCATCAGCCTGATAAATATATATGAGATCTCCAGAGGTACTTCGTTCCACATACATTCGGTCAGGAAGAAGCGGATATAGTGCTACAGGATTACCTCTCCCATTTCTAATAATTTGAGCATAAGCATTTCCCCATAATAAAAGATGACTCATTAGTGTCTCTCGAAACACAAAGGAGGTCATCTCAGGATTTGGCTCATCATGAAGCAATCGATATAAGGGATGCCTACGCAGAACTTCTCGACCACCTTCACTGTTATTTTCGTAAAGGTGTAGGGGCAGCAAAGCCACTGATTCTGCCAAGATGCGAACGCAAGCATACACCGCAGATGTTTGCATTGCAGTTCGCTCATTAACAGCCTTTCCACTGGAGGTGCTTCCAAAAAGAAAACTCCAGTCACCACCTACTCGATTATTCCAAGCATTTTTTATTCGGGAAACAATCCCCATAGCATCACCTCCAAAAGAGCAAGAAAAAAAGCACTTATCTAATTAAGATAGTGCTAGATGAACTAGACAATTATTAAATTCATACCATGTCCCATGTTGACATTATTAAAATACGGGAGGTTGCATTCTCCTATTTTTTTATTTTGGAATAAAAAGTTATAGAATAACCTGTGTCCTGTATTAGTGTATCCGAGGGTAGTTTTCTTAAAAAAATCGCTGTATGAAAGTCTCCATTAGCAATCCAAAAATTAACTATTTGCAATATATGAATTCTCCAAAACCACTCAATTGGTAAAAATATACTAGCAAAAAGAAGTAGAGTACTCAATAGAATGACTGGTGAAAGTGTAATAATCAAAAAGGGATTTTTTTCAAAATAAGCCTTACATCCAGCATAGGCACGTTTACCAGTAAATCCATAATTTACTTTTTCTCCAGAGTATAGTTTAAAGAAGAATCCATGAATCAATTCGTGCACTATTATTAGAGCAAAGATTAAAAATATTACAAAACATACTAAATACCTTGAAACTCGAAATAGAAAAAACTCACCATAGTGAATCAACGAAAACGGTACAATCAAATAACCAATAATAAATAATGCGATAGCTGTCACAACAGATGTTATACCTTTAGCGAGCTTTGTCTCTTTGTCTTTCTTTAAATCAATAGGCTTAACTTCAGTATATTCTTTTGGCAAATTAAGCAAACTTCTATCCTTTTTCATAATATCCTCACATAAAAAATTTCCAGTACATTGTGTTTTCATTATGTCATATAGAATGGTAAAAAAACAAGTACTTTTATACAAAAAACAGCCCCCTTTCATCATATACACTTGATTCCGTGCTACCGCAGAGAGTAGCCCTTGCCAACCCCATAACCATCGCTACTGCTCCATCAATCTTTTCTGTAGACTTTCGTTTGTTTGGCTTTATGTTTCCTGCAGCGTCTTGATCCACTACTACATTTCCCAGATTCCAATCAAGAACGGGATGATTCCCATGGCGGATTCTCTTTTCCATAACTAATTGATAGAAATCCTTCGATGGTGGTGACATGGAAATGAACCCCTGACCAAAAGGAAAAACCACAAATCCATTCTCAGCACCTAATTCTTCCAAGTCTCTTCTTATCTTTTCCGCTCCATACCGATCGTAAGCAATTTCTCGTATACGAAACTGAAGGGACAGTTTGGCTATAAAAGCAACTATATAATCATAGTCCACTACATTTCCTTCTGTAGTATTGAACACTCCCATCTTCTTCCAAACAGCATAAGGAACATGGTCCCGTCTAGTGCGCAAATTAATCACATCCTCTGGCAACCAGAAAAACGGTATTATAGTGTATTTATTATCTTCATTTTTTGGCGGGAACACCAAGACTAGTGCTGTCAAATCACTGGTAGAGGATAAGTCCAGACCACAATAGCACTCTCGACCTTCAAATTCCTCTAGGTCGATATCCTCACCACAGGCTTCCCACTTATCCATAGGCATCCAGCGAATATCTGCGTTACACCATTCATTCAAACGAAATTGGCGAAAGTGCATCTCCTCTGCTGGATTTTCCCTTGCTTGCTCATAAGCCGCTTGCACGGTTTCAAAAGGAATTGTAACCCCAATTGAAGGGTTAACACGCTTCCACACCTCAGGATCTTCCCAATTATCACCCTCTTTTATGCCAAAAACTGCTGGGTAGAAGGTTGAATCAACTTTAGTTCCATCCGTAATGGCCAAGGCTTTACTGTGTATTTCATAACAGATACTGGTTTTGTCCCTACCTGCTGTGGTAATTAGGAAGTACAGGGGCTGTCTTCTTGCATCTCCAGAAAACTTAGTCATGGTATCAAATAATTCTCTGGTTTGTTGAGCAAATAATTCATCAAAAATAAGTCCAGAAACATTAAATCCCTGCTTAGATTTATACTCTGAAGAAAGCACTCTATAAAAACTGTTAGTATGTGAGAATACGATTCGTTTAGTAGAAGGTATCAGCTTTGAAATTCCTGACAAGTCATTATTTTGTTCCACCATAGCTTTGGCTGTGTTATATACAATACTTGCTTGTCCTATATCGGCAGCACAAGAATAAACTTCAGCACCTGCCTCTCCATCGGCAAATAGTAGATAAAGGGCAACAGCTGCTGCAAGTTCTGATTTACCGTTCTTTTTGCCAATCTCAACATAAACTGTGCGAAATTGACGATATCCTGTTTTTTTGTCCACAATTCCAAAAATATCTCTTATAATCTGCTCTTGCCACGGCATCAAATGAAATGGCTTCCCATACCACTCACCTGTGGTGTGCTTGAGCATGGAGATAAAGCCTACCGCAAAATCTGCCCGTTTCTTATCATAAATACTCGTAGGTAGCATAAGTGGTGTAGGCTCGTATTTATACATTCCATTTCCTTCTTTCTAAACAATAAAAAAAGACCTCATTAGAAGTCTACTAATCTATTTTATACAAGGAGTAGCCCCTTTGGGCTTCCTCAGTTGGTTTTCTCTTTGTATTGTGCGCCTTACTACGAGAAAAAGACTTTGTAGTCTGTTTCTCTTTTAGTTAGTTTGCATACTCTCCTTTGCCGTAAAGCCAGTTCCTTAATGTAGTTAGTTCACTAAGAAGTTTTCCGCTTTCTCCAACATGCCCCCAGTGAATTTCGTCTGGATGGTAACCTAAGTGGTCTCCTACTCGCTTGGTAATTTCTTCGAGTCTTTTTTCAATGTCTCCTACGTCTGCCATGAATGCTTGTAATGCTTTTTCGTTTGTCATCTTGTTATTCTCCTTTGCTCTTGGTAGTGTCATATTACCGTACTAGCACACTATTATCCAGTTGATTCGGAGCATATATGTACCAAATTTCTAGGGGTAAAATTGTCTACATTTCTACGGAATAAGAGACTGCTTTTTTCAAAATTTCAACATCAAATCCTGCCTCTTTATACCCTTTGTAAATGGTTCCAAAATAGAATGGAGTCGGTTGGCCAAGTGGTATATACCTTCCATTTTCTGGAGATTGAACATTCATGATATAAATCATGCCTTCCACTTCTTCGCCATTTAGTTCAATAGGTAGCATTTCTTTCCGATAAAGAATCGGCAATCCCTCGTAAATATCCAAGCTTTCTTCATCTCTATACTTTAAGCTCCAGACCAAAGCGGGTACGATACTTCCCTCACAAGGCTCCACAGTGGCCACAGCTCCCCTTTTCCCGCCCCTAAAAAGGAGTTTGTAGTTATTGATCGTGGTTGCTCCTACAACCTCTGCTGTGGGGCAACGCCACTTCATTTGTTCAACATTCAAGTTTGAACCGTAAGCAATATACAATCTTTTTTTCATTTTTCCTTGTTTCCTTTCGTTTTATTTTGATCTGCTATTCAAGCAGCCCTTCCGTATCTCCATGCGGCTGAACCATCAAGATGCTTTGTTAAGTGCTCTCTGCAGTTTGCAAATTCTTCTCCAATAAAACCAATGCGGTTAAGGTAGGTTCTCATGGCGAATTTTTCGTTCTCGGTCTGTGGCTTTCTTGCCGATGCACTCTTTTGAGTAAGTGCTTGGTTGTTTAAAGCCAATGCTAATACAATGTAGGAGCGCACCTTCCCTGCATGAAGGGTTGCGTTAAAGCCCCTTAGTTCAACCGTATGGTGCCCTGTAAAAAAGGCGTGTAGGTTGAGAAAATGGTATCTGCTGTTGTTGTAACGGTTTGAGCGATTGGAGTAGCCTTCGTACCAAATGTCTTCAATGGCTGAAAAGGTCTTCGGCTTTTTCTTATTCATTCGCTCCACCAAGTAGCTATCCATCTTCTTGCAAAACCTCATCCGCTCTGGCTTAATCTGCAGTGCTTTGTAGAAAAGGTCATTTTTGCTTGCGATAATGTTTACAAAGTTTCTGATGCTCCTTGGTGTGTGAGGAGCGCCGTCAAGGTGTATGTGGATTCCACAAGAGTCGTTAACAAATGCTCCTGCTTTTTTAAGTTTTCTCACCAGTTCTTGCAAAGAATCAATGTCTTCTTGGTAGGTGAGGATTGGGCTAACAAGCTCCACGCTGTACTCTCCTCCTGCAACGACCTTTCTTCCGTTTTCCTTCTTCCTTGTGGTAATGGAACCGTCACTCATGAACTTCCAAGTCCGTCCGTCTGGTGCGATAACCTTTTGGGTGTTGTAGTAGTCGTGCCCCGATTCTTGCCTTCCTCCGAAGTGCAAAGTGGCAACCTCAGCCGCCTTACTTCTGGTAATTCCTGTCATTTCGATTTCAATTCCAAATTTGCTGCTTAACATGGTTTGCTCTCCTTCTGATGTGTTTTTTGTTACTTACATATATCACTCAGAAGGAGATAATTATCCAGTCAATTCGACTCATAATGTACACAAACATATGTCATATAAATTGTGTATATTATGGCTTTTCACCAGTCAAAATGAAGTGGCAGTATTCTGTTTTATGTTCTTCAATGAACACCATTAAATCATAGAATCCCATCTCTACTGCTATTTCATATACCGTGGTCACATCAAACATATTAGTGCGACCAGAGTCTCGGATTACTAAGATGCTTTTTAGGATATCATCAGTAATAGTCGGAAGAACTTTGAACTCGTCTACACTATCCACCAATGCTAATTTAGAACCTTTGTCCCAATTCACATGAATACTACCAATGTCATCAACATGTGAAACCGTACCTTTATCACCAGAAGCTAAATCTGTATAAGGGTCCTCCATATTTATTAATTCTACTCGTAATCCTTTTTTGTACCTACTTTTTCTTGCTTCAATAATTTCTCTGGAGGGTGTTTTAATCATCGGTTTCATTCCCCCTTTTTTGTCCGCTTCGAAAAGCTGAGTTCCCCTCCAGCCTAGAAAGCAATACTTTACGAGATTGCTTATACTCATCTCCGATAAAGCCTAAGGAAAGGAGAAAGCATCTCATTGCATATTTGGGATTCTCAGGGAGCGAGGATTCTTTCTTCACAACCCTTTGCTTTTCGATTGCTGTTTTGCATAGTAGGTGAATGAACTGGGTGAAGGCTTCTGCATGTGTTGGCTCAGAAATTTCAAACCAAGGAAAAAGTAGAGTATCTCCAACTTTCCCTATTTCCAAGGAATCTGTTCCAAAAGCCGCCTTTAGAAGTAGTGCTTTTGAAGCCACCAATCTGTCTAAGTTTTCTAGCTTATCTTCAGTGAATCCTGTTTTTGGAATTTTAATGGTACACTGATGAATGTTACCACCTTGCTCTTCATTAATCTCAATCAGCTCAATCTCTACTGGTTCAGTTGCTACTGCAATCTCCAAGTCATACTCCTCAGAAACTGGTTGAATTTGGAACTCTGTAGATAACACTTGAACAAGTTCTTGATTGTCTTCTCCAGTTAAAGTTCCTGCCTTATCGATGTGATATGCTCCAACCTCATAGGCTACTGTAGGAACACCTAAGTATCTTGGTTCGATTTCTAGGACTTTCCCTACACTTTTTACTAGCTCTTTTCTGGCTGCTCCTGTTACGTTGTAAGCGATTTTCATTTTGATAAATCCTCCTTTTCAATTTTTCGTAGGTACATATTAGCTCTGAAACAGTATTATATCCACTTATTTCAGAGCATATATGTACCAAAGATTAAGGAGGAAAATAGTGAGTATCACACTACATTAAACTATTACCCTCGAAGAATCTGATTCACTCGATTCTGCACAGCAATGGGGTCATGACCGGCCG